CTTTTATAGATTTTGATGCTCCTGATATTAGTGCTAGTGGGGGTGATATATTTTATAGGTTTGGACGAGGTACTACAGAAGCCACTGATGAATTAAGTGCATTAGTTTTTTATGCACATGATAGTGGTAATAATCCTGTTTTCCAAGTTACAACAAACTCTGATCTAACATTAACTTCTTATGATGCTGGTTCATCAGAGAACCCCACACTAGATTTATACAGAAACAGTGCAAGTCCTGCCACAAATGATAAACTTGGTCATATCAATTTTAGTGGTGAAAATGATGCTGATGAGAAAATCGTATATGGAGAAGTGGAGGGTCAAACTACATCAGCCGCAGATGGTAATGAGTACGGTGCTGTTAATATAAGTGCAATGATAAATGGCACATTCACACAACATTACAGTGCTATTTTTGGAGAAAATAGATTCAGTAGAAACATTCGCTTAAATACTGGAATTAATTTATTGTTTGAGGGGGCTACGAATAATAACAACGAAACGACCCTGACTGTCACCGACCCCACAGCAGACCGCACCATAACATTACCTGATAGCACAGGCACTGTTCAATTAACTAGTTCATCAGACAGACGTTTAAAGAAAAACATAGAACCAGCATCATCTGCATCTCAGAAAATAGATGATATCAATGTCTATCAATTCGACTGGATAGAAGATAACAAGCATGAAGATTTCGGTGTCGTAGCACAGGAGATGCAAGAGGTATTTCCTGACTGTGTAGCAGTACAAGACCCAGAGACAGGCTATCTTGGAATAGATTACAGCAAGCTCGTTCCTGTGTTGTTAAAAGAATTAAAAGATTTAAGGGCAAGAGTTGCTGATTTAGAGAATAAAGATGGATAAGTTAACAGCACATGAAATGATTTGTGAAGAACGCTACAAAGGTCTAGTTGAGAAATTAGAGGACATGAACAAGCGTATGTGGCGGTTAGAAGGATTGACGATGGTATCAACAATAGCGGTGGTAGGAGCAGCTGTAACAGTGGTTACGTTGATAGTGTAATGGTTGACCCAATTTCAGCAATGGCAATCGCTGGTACTGCTTTTAATGCTTTAAAAAAAGGTGTATCCATTGGTAGAGACATCGAGAGCATGGGCAAAGACCTCTCTCGATGGATGTCTGCTGTATCTGATGTAGATAGAGCGCATCATGAGGCAAAAAACCCACCTATATTTAAAAAACTATTTAATGGTGCATCTGTTGAGCAAGAAGCTATAGAGTTATTTACTCAGAAGAAACAACTTGAAAATCAAAGAGATGAATTGCGTAAGTTAATATCTTCTATGTGTGGGCCTAGTGCTTGGCAAGAACTCATTCGTATGGAAAAAGATATTAGGCAACAACGCAAAGAAACTATTTACAAGCAACGTGAAGCTCGTAAACATTTCATGGAAGCAATAGCAATTATATTTTTAGGAATAACTATTGTAGGTTTCTTTGTCTTAATACTTTATCTTTGGCATAACAAAGGCTAGACATGATACAAAAGAAATTAGAAAAAGATAGTAAATACAGTTACTTAGATGTAGATGGTGACGGTATAGTTGATGATGATGAAATGCGTTTACATGACATGGAGATGCAAGACAGAAAAGAAAATGCACAACTCCGCAAACTAACAGCACAAAGACGCATGGCAACAGCCGTGTTATGTTTTATGGCTGTATATACTTTGTTAATGTTTGCGCCTTTTGTTCCTGATACACGTATCAAACTACTTACTGATTTGTCAAACTTGCTGTATATAACAGGCGGTGGTATAGTAGGAGCATACATGGGTGTTAGCGCATGGCTGAGTAAAAAATGATAGAAATACACCACAATGCAGAGATAGCGTGGGTGCTTGTGGTAGCAGTGTGGGGTAACAACGGTATAGATTGGCATCCTATTGGTCAGATGGTATTGCAACAACCTATGTTAGAACAGCAATGTAATTGGTTAGCAAGAGATGAAATGTGGGAACAATTTTATGGTAACCAATATTACAAAATGACTGCTCAATGTTATCCAGAGGAGTAGCAAATGATACAAGCATTGATAGGGCCAGTAACAGGATTATTAGATAAGTTTGTTGAGGACAAAGACCAGAAGAACGCACTTGCCCATGAAATCGCCACACTCGCAGAAAAACAAGCGCACGAAGCGCAACTCGCCCAAGTCGAAGTCAACAAAGCAGAAGCCCAGCACAGGTCAATATTTGTTGCTGGATGGCGTCCCTTTACAGGATGGGTCACTGCGTTCGCGCTTGCGTACCACTTTATCATTACTCCGTTTATTCTTTTCGCAACTGCGATTGCTGGTATTGAAATACCTGAACTACCTAGTTTCGACATGGAAACCTTAACAACTATTCTGCTTGGAATGTTAGGTCTTGGTGGTATGCGTAGCTTCGAGAAGTTTAAAGGAGTATCTAAATGAGAAAGTTTGCTAAAGTTGCTAAGACAAAAAAAGGTGTGCCAAAGAAATATGTTAAGGGTGCAAAGAACCCTAAGAAAAGAGAAGCAGAGATAAAGCGTACCTCAAAGTTATATAGACAGGGTAAACTTACACCAGCTATGATGGATAGAATTAGTAAGCAGAGGAGCAAAGGATGAGCAAAGCAGCCGTTGTAGCAAAGTATTCTAAGTCATCTGGTATATCTAAAGGCACGTTAGGTAAGGTATATCAAAGAGGATTAGGTGCATATTATTCTAGCGGTAGTAGACCTAAAGTATCAGCACATCAGTGGGCAGCTGGGCGTGTTCGCTCATTTGCAACAGGCAAGGGTGGCGCACGTAAAGCAGATGCTGATTTAACTAGAGGTGGTAAAAAGAAAAAGGCAAAAAAGAAATGATGACGAAACAGCAAAAGGCAAAGGTCAAAAAGGTAGCTTCTGGCTTGCGTAAAGCATCACGTTCTCATGCAGGACAAGCTAAATCACTACAATCTTTATTGAAAAAGAAAGGTAAGAAATAATGCCAGGTAAAAAACTATCGCCGAAACAAAAAAAACTTGCTCAAGTAGCATCACCGCGCAATAAAATAACTGGTGCTGATTTTAAGAAACTTAAAAAGAAAAAGAAATGAACCTTGATAAATTAAGAGAAGAGTTAGCTGAAGATGAGGGGTGTAAGTACGAGATATACCTTGACCATCTGGGCTTACCTACATTTGGTATCGGACATTTAATTACCAAAGATGACCCAGAATGTAGCATGGGAGTTGGCACAGTTATAGAACAAAGCCGTGTACAATCAGCATTTAATCTTGATATAACAGTTACTATAGAAGATTGTCATAGGTTATATAAAGATTTTAATGAGTTACCAGAAGAAGTTCAGTTGATAGTTGCAAACATGATGTTTAATCTAGGCTATCCAAGGCTATCTAAGTTCAAGGGCATGAAGGCAAATGTAGATGCAAGAGATTGGTCTGGTGCAGCAGATGAAATGGTTGATTCAAGATGGTACACACAAGTAACAAACAGAGCTAGACGTTTGGTAGATAGAATGAGACAGGTAGATGGTAGCGAAACGGTTTCAGAATCCTAGCGGTGGTTTAAACAGGGCTGGTAGAGCGCACTTCAAGCGCACTACTGGTGCTAATTTAAAACGTCCTGTAAAGTCCGGGGACAATCCAAGACGTGCTAGTTTTTTGTCAAGAATGGGTAATATGAAAGGGCCAGAACGTGACAGTAAGGGAAAGCCTACGAGATTACTACTTAGCCTTCGTGCGTGGGGTGCAAACAGTAAAGCTGATGCTCGTAAAAAAGGGGCATCAATCAGCAAACGCAACAAAGCCAAGAAGTAAAGAGGTCGCGTACCTCAAAGGAAAGAAAGAAAAGGAGACTGATATGCCAATGGGTAAAGGTACATATGGTTCTATGAGAGGTAGACCAAAGAAGTCACAAGCTATGAAAAAGCAAGCTGCGACTGCTATGGCTATGAAGAAAGCTAAGAAGAAGCCTAAGAAGAAGATGTAACGGTGGAGTAAAACTTTTCCTTAAATTTTATATTGATACAGTTCTGACAAATAATTTTCTTTGTTCTTATGTATTCAATAAGTTTCTTTGGTTGCCACTTTATATAATTGTTTTGAGTTTTTCTATCTAAGTCTTCAAAGGATAAAGCGTAAGCATTATCTTTGTAGCTACAGACATGGCATCCTTGTGATTGTTTGTATTTGTTTAGCCAGTACCTTCTTCTATTATATTTTTTATAATATCTTTGCTCTCTTTCTTTTCTCTTACGATATTGAGCATCATATTTATCTTCTTTGTATCTTAGGTAATCTTGCCAAGCTCTATGGTCATCATTGATATCATTTTTAATTGTTATATTATTATTATTATTGTATGATATTTTTATATCCTTCATGGATTTCCTCCCTGTCAAACTGCCCCTGTCTAGTTCTCATCTACACAGGGGTTTTTTTATTTAAAATGGTGAGTTCATTTTTTTAATAGCTGGTTGGAATGGGTTACTCACACTACCATCATCAGTTACTTCAGAAATACGAAGGTTAAATTTCTTCTTACCTCTGGCAGTTTTGTATTCTGATGCGTATAATTGTAAAGAATATGTTTTACTTGCTTCAAGTGTCACAGTTTCTGCATCTATAGAATTTGTATTCTTATTCCAAGTACCAATTTGTGTAATGTTCTGACATAATAAATTCTCATTTTTTGTTTCTGTTGGTTCAAACAAAGTTACGTCCATTATTTTATTATAAGTTGCCATTTTTTTCTCCTATTTTGATGTAATTTCTGTCCATTTATTTCTGAACAGTTTTTGTATTATCTTGTGGTCTATTGGATATCTTTGTTCTATTTCATTTATAAATGCTTTGTTCTTGGTATGCCAAGCACTAGCATTCTCTATTGTTACAAAGTTATCAATGTGAAAGCTGACCTGATATACTTTTAATTCAAAGGTATCTAATTCTCTTGCTTGGTCTTCAGTTTTTGTATCCCTGATAATAGATGGGCCATCTTCTATAGGCTCTTCTACTTCAGGTTCAGGTTCTGGCTGATTTGTAAACCGATTAGGGTTTTGAAAACTATCAGCTTCTTCTTCTGAATACACAAACCCACTAGCACCTATGAGTTTAAGTATTACCCTGTCTTTGGCACGTTTCTCAGACATAGCAAATGGATAGCTATTCTTTGAATTATGTGGACTAGCTTCACCTATTGACCATGCAGTTTTATCTCCATTAGTTCCTTGTACGAGCATAGCAACAATACCTTTTTCTGCTATTGTTTCTATGATAGTAGGCTTATCAAACATAATGCCTTGATGCTCAGCAATACGCTCTAACGCATCGTGATATATTACAGGAGTGCCATGACAATCCCAAGTAGCTTCTTGTTCGCTCATGCCAACAGCCTGTATCAAGTCTTTAAGATGTTGTGGTATCTGTCTTTTTTTCATCACCCTGCCTTATCAATCTGTTGTTTTCATTTAATAGAGTTACAAACGCTTGTAGGTTTTCTGTCATTGCATCTAATTCTTTTATTGTTTTAGATAACTTTATATTCATAACATCTATTTGTTGTTGTAGTTCATTTTGAAAGTCATTCATCTTTTGTAAATCTTCTTTCATTAGCTGTTCAAATTGTTGTTCTGTCATTCTATTCCCCATTGTAATTGTGCAATTTTATGTATGTCTGGGCCGTGATAGTTTTTTATTCTATCAAAGTCTGGTTGAACCATATCAAAGAGTGTGCGCCAGTTACCCCTTGCGTTTTTTAGTATGTTTTGTTGTACAAGCCATCTTTGTTTGACTAAGTTAAAGTGATAATCAAGACTATCTTTTTTAAGCAAGTCAGTTGTTTGTGCTGTGGCTATCTCAAATCCCTTTGATGTTACGAATAACAATGCAGGTTCTAGCCCTGTTGCTTTGTGATATACTGCCTGTTGAATTACCTGATTTATTGTAGGTTCGGTTCTAGGTGATGGTATTCGCCATGACCTAGTACCGTCCTTCTTCATTGGATTACGTGTGGGAAAGCTGCACTTTAAATCAAGCTCTAGTTTAGCTGATGCGTAATCAAGATACATCATACATGGCACATCAATACCATCTACATCCATCCATCTTTTGTACTCACCTTCGATTTCCTGATTGCCAAAATATTCTCTCATACCTTGTAATGCATGAGAAGCCATCTCGCTAAGATGGTTTTTGATTTCAGCGTGTTCTTCTGCATCCCTGCCATCATCAAAACCTCTTGGTTTATAAAGGCTGTATTTATAAGCAACTTCTCGTAGTGCTTGCTCAAAAGACTTTTGTTCTTGCACTCCTCTTGCTTTGATGTAGTTATCAAGACCTAAAGCTAAATCTACTATCTTCTGGACAGCCTTACCGCCTTCCATTTTAGCAGAACCTGGGTATCCTATCTTTAAATGATGGTCTATGAATAGCTTTAAGAAGTAATCATCAAGAGGTTGTGTACCACCTGATGCACTTACGTGCATGGCTCGACTGCCATATTCTTTTCTATAATCTGGTATCATTGTTTTCTCCTTCCTTGACCCTTCATATCATACCTATTGACAATATGTCAAATAGTTATTATGAATTATTTATTAACAAAAGAAAAGGACAATGAAATGGAAAACAAACAAGCATATAAAATGGTAAGAACAACTGACCCTGATACATCTATAGATGCAGCTATATCAATAGACCCAACACGATTGGAGTCTTTAGTATTAGATGCAATTAGACATTTTGGTGAATCAGGTGCAACTATGGATGAAGTTGATAGAGCATTACCTGACGTTAGAGCTGGTAGTATCTCACCAAGGTTTAAGCCATTAATCGAAAAGGGTTTTGTTATTGGTGATGGTAGGACACGTAAGGCTATTTATTCTAATAAACAACAAAGAATCTTATGGGCAGTTGAATTTTACAAGGAAGAAGAGCAATGACATTAGAAGAACATATAGTAAAACGTGGTATCTCTCGCAGATACTTTGCAAAGATAGCAAAGCTAGACCCAAGTTCAATTACTTTATTGATACAGGGCAAGCGCAAACCATCGCAAAAAACACTCACTAAAATATTTATAGCGAGTAAGGGTGAGGTTACTGCGGATGATTTCTATCATGGTTGATATAAAAATTGGTGATTGCAGAGATGTATTAAAAACATTGCCAGATAAATCTGTAGATTGTTGTGTAACATCTCCCCCTTACTGGGGATTAAGGGATTATCAAACAGGCACATGGGAAGGTGGTGACTCAGACTGTTTACACATGAGAACAACTAAAATATCTAAGAATACTGCTACAGGTCATAAAGCTATGGCACAGCAAGGTAATGTTGTGTCTGACGCAATTTATAAAACAAAATGCCCCAAGTGTGGTGCGGTCAGAAAAGATAAACAAATTGGCTTAGAAGAAACACCAGAAGAATACACAAAAAATATTGTTAATGTATTCAGAGAGGTAAGAAGAGTATTAAAAGATGATGGTACTTTGTGGCTTAACCTTGGTGACACATATTCATCAGGAGGCAGGGCAACAACTACTAACCAAACCTTGCGAGGTGATAAAGACTATGGAGTTACAAGAGCTGCATCACCTGAAGGTATTAAACCTAAAGATTTAATCGGTACACCTTGGCGAGTAGCTTTTGCATTGCAAGCTGATGGATGGTATCTAAGGCAAGATATTATCTGGCACAAACCTAATCCTATGCCTGAGAGTGTGCAAGATAGATGCACTAAGGCACATGAATATATATTTTTGTTAAGTAAAAGTAAGAATTATTACTATGATAACGATGCGATTAAAGAGAAGGCAACTGATTGGGGTACAAGAGATAGAGTGAATGGCAAGTATCACAATGAGGGTACTGGGTTGCAACCACATAGTGGTCTTGAAAAATCTTACGAAACAAAAAATAAAAGGTCTGTGTGGACTGTACCAGTAAAAGGATATAAAGAAGCACACTTTGCAGTTTTTCCTACCGAACTTATAGAGCCTTGCATACTAGCTGGGTGTCCTAAAAATGGCACTGTCCTTGACCCTTTTGGGGGTTCTGGCACTACTGCATTAGTAGCTGATAGGTTAGGTAGAAAATCTACAATAATAGAATTAAATAAAGATTATATTTCTATTGCTGATAATAGATTGTATCAAGATTCACCTTTGTTTGTGGATATAAATCATGGTTAATGGCAGAAACAAAGGGGCATCATTTGAAAGAGAGGTTGCAAACTATTTAAAACTGCACCTCTCTCTTCAAGATATCAAAAGAGACATCGAACAATACCGCACTGCTGATAGAGGTGACTTACTTGGGATAGATGGATGGACTATTGAATGCAAGCGATATAAGCGTCCTCAGTCCAGTGTAGGTATTTATCGCAAGGAGTGGTGGGAACAAGTGGTAAAGGCTTCTGAGAAGGCTAAAAACAAGCCTGTACTTATATTTAAGTTTGACCATCAACCTATACGCTGCGCTCTCTATCTAAAACATATCAATAATAAATATAAGGGTAATGATGTAGCGATTGTTACCCTTGAAGCTTGGGTAAAGCTCCTCTCTCTCTCTAGGGCTTGCGTGTCAATATAAAATATGATATTGAATAATTTCATTGTCTACGCGAGTGCATACATTGCATCACGCGTGCCTTTCTCTAAATAAGTGTTCTACTGCCCCTCAAAGGGCAAGTAGGACGCTTATTTAAGAGCATATATAATAATAAGAACGCGAAACACATATATATATCTCGCGTTCTATAGCCTATATATATAACCTATAGATATTATTTTAGTTCTGATTTTAAAGCTTGCATAGCTAACACTATAGCTTTTGGTATAGGATAGTTACCATACTCATAGTTAAATATAGTTTGCCTGGTTAACTCAAGTTTCTCTGCTAGTTGTATCCTAGTAAAGCCAAGTGCCTCTCTTTCTTTCATGAATTGTTGTTTAGTCATACTCTACCTCGTAGTTTATAGATGTTAAATATAGTTTTGGGTCTTGTGATACTGCTATCTCTGCATAATTAGCTGCATCCTCTCTGTTACTAGCCGTTATGTTTACTTTATAAGTTTGATAAAATGTTACTGTAAAACTTTCCTCATTCATTCTTTTGCATCCTCTTTTAAAACGTAATCCATATAGTAATCACCTGAAGGTGATTTAAAACCAAAAAAATGCCTGATATAAAACATTGCATTCTCTATTTCTCTGATGTCTGTAAGACATAAATCTTTAGTTTCATCTATGTTTTGAATAGCTATTTTAAGTTTGTTATGAATTTTAAGAAATTCTTTTATATTTTGTTTATCAAGTTTCATTTTTTTGCCCTCTCTCTTTCTCTTCTAAAATAAATCAAATGGATTAAAGCAGGAATTATATTCATTCCATTGGCTTTTATCCCATGTATTACAACCTAATAGCCAATTGATAATAATAAAATCAAACATAGCTACTGCTAATAGTGTTATCATTATTGCTATAAAAATATTAAACTTGGTCATTGTCTTATTCTCCCTCTACACCCTCTAATTCATCAATTAATACTCCAAGAGAAAGATACCAATCTCTTTCTTTCGGTTCCTTTTCGTATTGATTAACTGTAATTTCTTTTAATTTATCAGCTATCTCTTGATGTGTAAGTTTGCATTGTTTATTCATTGTCTTAATCCTTTTCATTGTTTATTGTTTAATTGTTATTTTGAAATATCCAAGTATGTTTAACTTTACCATCACCACCAACCACCGTGTGGTGTATTGGTGTTTTATCGTTCATTTTGTGCATAAATAAATATTCTACTATTTCAGCGATATTGATATGTTCTTGATTATCGTCATAATAGATATGACCATTTTTTACAGTTGTTTTGGCGTGCATTATTTTCTGATAAATATCCATTGCGATATCATAATTAGATAAATCTTTGTACATTGTCTTTATTCCTTTCATTGTAAAGTTATTTAACAATAAGTAATTTAGTCTAAGCCTATTGTCAATACTCACAAGTAAAATAATTTAACATTAATTATATGATACTATATTTTGTGGATGGTATTGTGTGTCAACACTATATATGGTATTAGTTACCTATTCTATTAGAGCTACTATTAGCTCGTGTTATATAGTGTAGTTTAAATATAGTTATTTTGTTGAGTGTGTTTTGTATAATTATCAACAGACAGACATTACAATCTCATATGTGTATAGAACGCGATTGCCTATGCTATATATTTACAATGTGTAGCCTAGGCGGGGTATATTTTATAGCCATCACCCCCAGACAGGCGCACCACTCTATATATGTGTTAAATACTACTATCAACCACACAGTCAGGAGTATCCATGCCTAGAAAGTTAGCTAAGAAGGAAGATATTATATTACGTATGGTAGGCGATGGTATAAGTGTTAGTGAGATATGTAGGGGTATAGGTATTAGTAGGAATACTTTTTATCAGTATTTAAATGATAATAAGGATATTAAGGATGCTTATGAGATAGCCAAGAGTAGTTTTTCTTCTGAGTTTAGGAGTAACTATGAGGGTTTACTTGTAGGGGCTGTTACTGGTACTGCCAAGGTAGATGTTATGGCATTGAGGGAGATGGGAACGCACAGTAGGTGGTTAGAGTCTCATTGTAACTCTGAGGACTTTGGGGAGAAGGCTAAAGCTATGATGCAGTTAAAGACTGGTGATACTGAGATTAACATTGCTTGGATTACAGATGGCTCAGATAACAATACCTTATAAGCCTCGTGCGCCTCAAGCTGAAATGCATAACAGCCTGAGACGCTGGAATGTTTTAGTCATGCACAGACGTTTTGGCAAGACTGTTTTTGCTGTTAATCATTTAATTAAGGAATGTCTGACTTGTCCATTGCCAAGACCTAGGGTTGCATTTATTGCGCCTACCTTTACACAAGCTAAGAGAATTGCATGGGATTATGTAAAGTATTATGCCAGTGTAATACCTGATGTTGCTTTTAATGAAACTGAGTTAAGGGTAGATTTCCCCAATGGTTCTAGGTTGATGTTATTGTCTGCTGAGAATCCAGATGCACTTAGAGGTATTTATTTAGATTTGGCTATCTTCGATGAGTTTGGGATGCAGAATCCAAGAGTATGGGGGGAGGTAGTACGACCAGCCTTGTCTGACAGAGAGGGGGCAGCTGTATTTTTAGGGACTCCCGCTGGTCATAATCATTTTTTTGATTTACTGCAACAAGCAAAGAATGAATGTGAAGAAGGTTCAGACAAGTGGTATTGGAAGACGGTTAAGGCATCTGAGAGTGGTATTGTAAAAGAAGAAGAACTAGAAGCTGCTAAGAAGCAAATGACAGAAGAGCAGTTTGAACAGGAATATGAGTGTTCCTTTACAGCCAGTATTATTGGTGCGTACTTTGGAAAACTTATAACAGAAGCAGAAGATGATAATAGAATTACAAAAGTGCCGTATGACCCTTCATTGCCAGTACATACAGCATGGGATTTAGGAATAAATGATGCGACAGCTATTTGGTTTGCACAAGTTCATAGGGGCGGTGCGGTACATATTATTGATTATTACGAGAATAGTGGAGTGGGTCTCGACCACTATGCGGAAGTTCTTAACAGGAAAGACTTCGCATACGGTGACCATCTCGCACCCCACGACATTGAAGTCAGAGAACTTGGGTCTGGCAAATCGCGTTTGGAAACGGCTTTCTCGCTTGGTATTAGATTCAAGGTTGTTCCGAAAATAAAAGTAGCTGATGGCATCAATGCTACAAGGATGTTGCTACCTAAGTGTTTTTTTGATAGAGATAAAACACAGGATGGTGTTGATATGTTAAGACAGTACCGGCAAGAGTGGGATGATAAGAAGAAAGTGTTTCGTGACCATCCAAGACATGACTATACATCTCATTCGGCAGATGCCTTTAGATATCTTGCAACTGGACTTGAGCAAAGAACAAGAATGGTAAGACCGCCACAAACAGTTGCAGTAAATGAATATAATCCTTTTGCCATGTAAGGAGCAATAAAATGAGTTTCCTAAGTCCGCCAAAAACAATAGCACCACCACCGCCTCCTCCTCCTCCGCCAGAACCAGATATGGAATTAGGTGCAGCCCTTGCTGAAGAAGGTATGAGAAGGCAAAGAGTAGGCAGAAAAGGCAGAGGTTCTACCATTGTTGCAGGATTACTAGGTCAGGATACTGGCACAAGTAACACGATAATTAAATGACAGATGAAGAATTAAAAGCATTACTTAAACGCTTTGAGTATGTTGAAGACCAGCGAGATACATGGAATACCCATTATCAGGAACTGGCAGATTATATGCTTCCTAGAAAAGCAGAGATAGTAAAGAAGCGTTCCAAAGGCGAAAAGCGGATGGAACAAATATATGATGGCACAGCTTTGCAAGCCGTAGATTTATTAGCTTCTTCATTGCATGGTATGCTGACTAGCGGTGCATCACCTTGGTTTCATCTGGATGTTAAAGATACAGATATAAACAGAGATGATGATGTACGTGAATGGTTGCAAGATACCTCAAGACGTATGATGCGATTATTTAATCAATCCAACTTTGAAACTGAAGTGCATGAAATGTACGTAGATTTAGTTGTGTTTGGAACTGGCTGTATGTTTGTAGAAATGGGAGAAGACAAACAGCTTCGATGTTCTACACGGCATATATCAGAGTTTTATGTTCAAGAAGACCTACATGGCATGGTTGATACAGTGTATCGAAAGTATGAGTCTTCTGCAAAAGCAGCAGTACAAAGATTTGGGGAAGAAAATATTGGTGACCATATAGCCAAAGTATTTAAAAAGAATCCAGAAGAACCAGTTGAAATATTACATATTATAACACCTCGTATGGTACGAGATATTACAAAACGTGATAATATAAATATGCCATTTGCTTCTGTGTATGTGTGTAGTAAATCACGCATGATATTATCAGAAGGTGGCTTTGAAGAAATGCCGTTCATCGTACCTCGTTTCTTAAAAAGTACAGGTGAGATAATGGGGCGTTCTCCTGCGATGACGGCATTACCTGATGTTAAAATGTTGAATCTAATGAGTAAAACAATCATTCAGGCAGCGCAAAAACAAATCGACCCACCGTTACTTGTTCCAGATGATGGCTTTATGTTGCCTGTAAGAACACAGCCCGGTGGTTTAAACTTCTATCGCTCTGGTACAAGAGATACGATTACGCCATTAAATACAGGTAGCAATACTAACGTTGGCTTAAATATGGAAGAGCAAAGAAGACAGGCTATTCGCTCTGCATTTTATGTAGACCAGATACTTGTTGGTGGCTCTCCTAATATGACAGCAACAGAAGTTATACAAAGACAAGAAGAGCGAATGAGAGTTATTGGCCCTGTTCTTGGAAGATTAATGAATGAGATGCTACGTCCATTAATAGACCGTGTGTTTGCATTAATGTTAAGAGAAGATATGCTACAACAACCACCAGCATTAATACAAGGAAGAGATATTGATATAGAATATGTATCCCCATTGGCTATGGCGCAAAAATCAAGCAGTCTTAATAATACAATGAAGGCATTGGAAATATTAATGCCATTAGCACAGGCATTGCCTGTAGGTGACCACATAGACCCAGATGGTTTGGTGCGGCACATTACAGATAGTCTAGGTGTACCTAAAATGACATTAAAATCTCAACGTGAAGTTGATGCAATGAGGCAACAGCGTCAGGAAATGCAACAGGCTATGCAAGAACGTGAAGCATTATCACAGGATGTAGCCGATACCGCGCAAGCAGCGCAAGCAGTTAGGATGGTAAGTAAATAATGGTTACTATAATGTCAAAATTAGCAAAAAAAGATAAACCAAAAGGTAAAACAATTTTGCAACAGGTGTCAGATAGGGATTATTTTTTTGCAGAAGGAATATTAGACGATTATGCAAAAGGTAAGTTAAGTGGCGCACAAGCACAAAGAAGGTTAAAATCTGGAGGATTTAAAGCTGACCTTAGAACAAACAGAAGTTCTAACATAATTTTTGTAGAGCCATTAGGCAGTGGTAACGGATTTATGGTGGATCTTTAAAATGACAGAAGTGCAAACATTAGAGAATGAAGCCTATACACAAGATATGAGGCAAAAAGAAATAGAACAGCTAAGAGATATGTACACTCAAACATTTACATCTGAAAATGGCAAAAGAGTATTTACAGACTTAGCAAATAGATGTCACTGGATGACAACCAGTTATGTATCAGGAGATGCTAACGCATCTGCTTATGAAGAAGGAAAACGTGCTGTTTTCTTACACATTAACAATATGATTAATAAGGAGTAAAAATGGAAGAACAGATAGTCGAACAGGTAGACCAGCCAACTACAACGGTGCTAGAAACACCAGCAGAAGTAGCACAGGGCGGTTCTGGTAACGATTTCTTAAACCAGTTGCCAGAAGAATTACGCTCACATCCAAGTCTATCCCCCATAAAAGATGTAGGTAATCTGGCTAAATCCTATGTAAATGCACAACAACTTATAGGCGCAGATAAACTAGCTGCTCCCAAAAACCCATCTGAAGAACAGCTTGTTAAAATACATCAGTATCTAGGTGTACCAGAAACATCCGATAAGTATGAAGTTGCTGTTGATGGTAATGTAGTAACAGAAGAAGTTGCTAATAATTTCAGAGACATAGCACATAAACTTAATCTTACACCTAATCAGGTAAGTGGTGTTATGGAATATTATAAATCCACTGTAAGCACATCACAGGAAGAAGTAAGCAGACAACAGGAAACTTTAAAAGAAGAAACCATTAACGGGTTAAAAAAAGAATGGGGTCAGGCTTACGATGATAAACTTGCAAGCGTCAAAGGATTGCTTGGTAAGTTTGGAGACTCTGATATTTATGAATTAGAACTATCTAGTGGGTTAAAGTTTGGCGATGACCCTAGGGTTATAAAGTATTTTTCTGAAATTGCTAACTTTGTTAGCTCTTCTACTAGTGAAGATACAATTGCAGATGCAACACAAACACGTAAACTTACACCTAATGAAGCACAATCAGAAGTTAATTCTATTATGAACTCTCCAGAATACACAGATAAAAAGAACTATGTTGGAAGGCAAAGAGCCATAAATAGAGTAAATGAATTAATGGAAATGATACATGGATAATAATGACATTATCATTGCTAGAAACGAGTTAATATGTAACCTCTTGCAAACTTGTGCAAATAGGGATATTTTAGATATAAGCCAACTTGAACAAAAAGCAGAGTTGCTTTGGAGTTGGGTTGTAAAGGGTAGCGGTTCAAACCGTCCTGAAGACAATCGGATAGACGATAGTTCTACGGCAACTAAAAAGCCTAGGCGTGTCCGTGAGGGTAGCACATCGATAAAAGTATAAACGCAATTTGTGAAAGAAGGAGTTAAAAATGTCTTCACAAGTAACAACCGCGTTCGTGCAACAATATTCTGCTAATGTGCAAATGCTCTCACAGCAAAAGGGTAGCCGTTTACGTGACGCAGTTAATATAGAAAATGTTGTTGGTAAGAACGCATTTATAGACCAGATTGGTAAAGCGACAGCACAGCTTCGTACTAGCCGACATGGTGATACACCGCAACTTGATACCCCACACGCAAGACGTAGAGTATCATTAGCATCATACGAATATGCAGACTTAATTGATGACCAAGATAAAGTTCGTATGTTGATTGACCCAACATCACAATATGCACAAGCCGCAGCAGCTGCTATGGGTCGTGCTATGGATGATGTTATTATCGATGCAGCACTTGGTACAGCATCAACAGGAGAAACAGGTTCTGGTTCAGCTACGCTAGATTCAACAAATAACATGGTAGGTTCAGCTTCATCAAATGATGGATTGACCATTGCCAAGTTGCTTGAAGCAAAGCGTAAGATGGACTTAAACGATGTTGACCCTTCTATCGCACGTTACATTGCAGTAGGGCCAAAGCAGATTGAAGACTTACTTGGTACAACTCAGGTTACTAGTTCAGACTTCAACACTGTAAAAGCTCTTGCTCAAGGTGATATCAATACATTCTTAGGCTTTGAATTTATCATGACAAATCGCCTTGATGTAGATTCAAATGACATCCGTTCATGCTTTGCATGGGCAGAGGATGGTATTACCCTTGGAATAGGCAAAGATGTTTCTGCAAGAATTGATGAGCGTTCTGATAAAGGGTATGCAACTCAAGTTTACTATTGCATGGATATTGGTGCGGTGCGGATGGAAGAGTCCAAAGTCGTAAAAATATTCTGTGATGAAACACCAGACTAAGATAGGAGAATAGAAAATGACAACTAAAAATTCCGACTTAGTCGCAAATTATCTTGCTCTACCTCAAGTTGCTAATCCAGCAAGTGAGTTAGGTGGAAGAATCAGAATAGCATCAGGAAACGTAGCATTGGCTGCTGGTGACAGCACAGACAATGATATAGTTTATCTTGCTCCTATACCATCACACGCTAATCTTGTATCTATCAGGATTGGAACAGATGCATTAGGTGGTTCATGTACTTACAATGTTGGCTTATATAAGTTAGACAATACTGTTGTAGATGAGGACTGTCTTGCAACTACTGTTGCAGATGGAGCAGCCGTTGCTGAACTTCGCTATGAAGTTCTTGACTTAAATACAACAGGTCAAAAGCTTTATGAGCTTGGCGGTTTAAGTACAGACCCAAATGAACCACTTTATGTAGCAGCTACTTTTGCAGCTACTGGTGGAACAGCAGGAGACATGGCATTTATTATTGAATATGCCGTAGACTAAATAATTTGGGGCAGTGCTGACTCATGATAAGGTACTGCCCTAACATAATTTAAAGGATAAAAGATATGTCTTCTGTTGTTGATATTTGTAATGAATCAATGGATTTACTTGGTGCAGCTACAATAACTTCCCTTGATGAAAACTCCAAAGAAGCCAAATTATGTAACAGAAGATTTACAACAGTGCGTGACCAAGTATTACGCTCACATCCTTGGAACTCTGCTATACGCAGAGCATCATTAGCTAAAGATTCTGATGCACCTGCATTTGGATTTACAAGCCAGTTCTCCCTTCCTACAGACCCATTTTGCTTACGTGTTTTATCCTTTTATACTGATAGTATAAATCAAGATATAGCTGCATATGAATCACAGGTTATGTTTAAAATAGAAGGAAGAAAAGTATTATCGGATGAGACAGCTTGCAAGATAATATATGTAGCAAGAGTTACCGATACAGAAGAATATGACAGTTTGTTATCAAGCACAATAGCACATAAACTAGCCTCTGAAGTTGCCTATGCAATTACAGGAAGCTCATCCTTATCAGGGCAGATATATCAATTATATCAAGCCAGATTATCAGAAGCTAAAGCAATGGATGCTATGGAAGGTGTACCAGATAGATTGACCTCAAGTGAATTTATTGATGTAAGGGTATAATATGGCGCGAGTGTCAACCATAGTAACTAACTTCCAGTCTGGCGAACTAACACCAAGACTTGAAGGAAGGGTAGACTTACAGAAATACAGTGCTGGTGTTCAAACCCTACAGAATATGGTTGTCTTCCCTCAAGGCGGTATTACCAGAAGAACAGGTAGTTACTATGTTAATTCATCAAAAGATGGTGGCGAGGTTAGACTTGTAAACTTTGAGTTTGGTGCAGATACCACATCAGAAGAGCCTGTATCTTATGTATTAGAGTTTGGACTAAACTATATACGTTTTTATAATAATGAAGCGATATTAACAGAAGCTACCAAAGCTATATCAGCTATTACCAAAGCAAGCCCAGCGGTGGTTACAGCATCATCTCATGGCTATAGTAATGGTGATAGAGTATTTATCAAAGACATTGTAGGCATGACGGAACTCAATAACCGTGAGTTTACCGTTGCAAATCAAACAACCAATACATTTGAGTTATCTGGTATTAATAGCTCTGCTTTTACAACTTATGGCTCTGGCGGTACATCTGGTAAAATAGTTGAGATAACTACCACATATACAGTAGCACAGGTAAAAGAACTAACCTTTGCACAATCAGCAGATGTAATGTTCATAGCACACAGAAGTCATGCACCAGCGCAACTTACTAGAACAACGGCCACTTCATTTACACTTGCTGATATGAGTTTTGTAGATGGCCCTTATGAAGATGAGAATATAGGAACAACAACAATTACATCAGATGCAAACACAGGTACAGTTACACTAACTGCTTCTGCCGATTTATTTGCATCATCTGATATAGGCTCTTTGTTTAGATTTAGAGATATTGTTGAAGTGCAACATGACGCGTGGTCTACGTCTGATACCTATTCACAGAATGATTTAGTTAGACATAATGGCAATGTGTACAAGAAAACAGACGCTGGGAGTAATGAGCAAACAGGAGCGCAAGCACCTGTTCATACATCAGGCTCAGAGGTGTATGGCAATCATACATGGCAGTTCCAACATAGTGGTACAGGATTTGTAAAAATAACAGCCGTTGCTAGTGCTACATCAGCTACAGCTATCGTGCAGAATAATTCTGTAAATGGGAATATAAATACACTTGTATTGCCAAAGAACTCCACAGATGGAACAACAAGATGGTCAAGGGGCGCATTTAGTACACGAAATGGGTTTCCAAGAGCAGTTGCATTTTATGAAGAAAGATTATTTTTTGCTGGTACAACAGCACAGCCACAAAGTATCTTTGGCTCTGTAACAGATGATTTCACCAATCATAGCCCTGGCACAAACGATGATGATGCAATAAATGTAACAATAGCATCTGATAAGGTAAATGTTATAAAACATTTAATACCGGGACGTTTTTTACAAATACTTACAACAAGTGCAGAGTTTACATTATCTGGTGGTACGCAAGGGGCTGCGGTTACTCCTACATCAGTAAACGTATTACGAGAAACTACATTTGGCACATCAAATGTGCGCCCACTTAGAGCAGGAGCAAGCACCATATTAGTGCAGAAAAGTGGCGAGAAAGTAAAGGAAGTTACTTTTGATTTGAATACAGATGGTCTAGTGGGAAGAGACTTAACAATATTAGGAGAACATCTAGCTAAAGGCGGTCTTACAGATATGGTTTGGCAACAAGAGCCAGAGCTTATCTTATGGTTTGTGCGCTTTGATGGAGTATTGATAGGTCTTAGCTATGACCCTGCAAACAATACAGTTGGATGGCATCAGCATCAGTTTGGTAATTCTGGTGTGGTAGAAAGCGTTACATCTATACCTAGCGGTACAGAAGACCAAGTATATTTATCAGTCAAACGTACTATCAATAGTATTACAACAAGACATATCGTATATCTAAAATCATTTAATTTCTCTCAGAAAGTAAGAGATGCTTTTTTTGTAGATTCTGGTGTTACCATAGAAAACACAGCTAAGACTATTACAGGTGCTTCATTATCTACAGACCAAGTAAGCAGTGTTACAATAGACCATCAGACAGTTACTATTACATCTTCTTCACATGGTTTTAGCAATGGAGATGATGTGGTTATTAATGATGTAGTGGGCATGACTGAATTAAACGCAGACAGTTTTACCGTATTTAACTCGCAAACAAATACATTCGAGTTAGCAAACCCAGCAAGTAAAAGCATTAAATCAATTACCAAAGCAAACCCAGCAAACATTAATATTGATAATCATGGCTTTGCTACCAATGACCAGATAGCCATATTTGATATCGTAGGTATGACAACTGTTAATAATACAGGGGTTATCGTAACCAAAGTAGATGATAATAATTTCACGATAGGTGTTGATTTAAGTGCAGTAAGTGGATTCCCAGCAGCCAAAGTAAATAATGGAAGTGGTATAACTAGTGGTGCTACGGTCATTGATATCGATAACGTGTCAGGTACAATATCAACAGGTATGGTGGTAACAGGAACAAACATTGCTTCGGGAACAACTGTTGTTGCGTTGGCTGGTCAAGCAAAGATTACGCTATCTACTGGCACAACAGGTGCAATCAGTGATGATGCAGATTTAGTATTCTTACCCAACAGCGGTGTAGTACGTAAGGCAACTAACGGTACGCCTTTTACAACTTACATATCAGGTGGTGAAGCACGTAAAAAAGTATCTGCTGTTACAGGTGTTAATCATTTAGAAGGCGAGACTATAGCTGTTCTGGTAGATGGCGCAAGTCATGCAGATAAGACTGTTACAAATGGCAGTATCACATTAGATAGAACTGGCGGTGTTATCCATGTTGGGTATAACTATGATTCTTTAGTTAAGACTTTGCGTATGGAAGGTGGTGCAGAAGACGGCATATCACAAGGAAAGATTAAAAGAATACATGGGGTAACAGCACGATTTATAGATACAGTTGGCGCAGAAACAGGGCCAGATGTAGACAATCTTGACCGTATGCCATTCAGAGATAGCAGTATGGCTATGGATGGCCCAATACCATTATTCAATGGTGATAAAGAAATATTCTTCCCATCTGGGTATGATAATGATGCACAGGTTGTTATAAGACAAAACCAGCCCTTGCCTATGACCATACTTGCAATTATGAGAAGGTCTAATACATTCGATGCTTAAATTAAGAACATTTGATAAAAAAGATATAGATAACATAGACTTAGAGTTTGTTATTGAAAAGCAACACAAAGATGCTTTTATCGCACCAGAACGAATACATGGTTATACGTTAATGTATGATGATGTTATATTAGGTATGGGCGGTGTTCATTTTATGTGGGGCAAGGTTGCAGAAGGTTGGTTTTTTATATCTAAACTAGGTAAGGTAAAATACAAATCTGTGGTAAAGCATACCTATTATATGTTTGATGTAATAGAAACAGAAAACAATATTGATAGAATACAGGCTAGTGTTTCAGCAGATGACCCAACAGCAATACGATTTGCAAAATGGCTTGGCTTTGAGAATGAGGGTTTGATGAGACAATATGGTGTAGATGGCGGTGATTATTACCGCATGGCGAGGATAAAGTAATGCCTGATGGTGGATTAACAGCATTAGCCGTAGGTGGTCAGGTTCTTGGCGGTATCATGGGTTCAAAAGGAAACCAAGCTGCTGCTAGGTCTGCACAACAAGTAGCTGAATATAATGCACAGGTTGCTGAGAATGAAGCAGTTCTTTTACAAAGACAAAAGAGAGAAGAAGAGTCTGCGCTTAGAAGGCAGTCTGACAGGCTTATAAGCACCCAGAGAGTCGCTACAGCAACTTCTGGTATCAGAATGTCTGGCAGTCCATTACAGGCTATGGCAGACGCTTATTTCAATACAGAGAAAGATGCAGCTAGAATACAATACGCATCAAGCATACAGCAAATGCAAAAGGAATCAGAAGCAACTTTATCAAGGCTTGAGGGACAAGCAACAGCACAAGCATTAAGAACGCAAGCACAACAATCACTACTTGGTGGGTTTACTAGTGCTGTATCAACTTATGGGAATCTAGCGTAATGCCTAAAATACCATTATACAATCAGGGGGCAGGGCCAACACAAGGACTAGCTGCTGGTCAGTTATCGCCAAGAGCAAGTACAGCAGCCTTTACTGCACCAGGTAGAGCCTTTGCAGGGTTTCAGCAAACACTATCGCAAGCAGGAAAAGTAGCCGCTGACTTTGAACTAGCACAACAAAAGATAAATGCAGATACGCTAGAAACACAGCTTACATCTGACCTTAATGAAAAATTTTCAGAGCTAGAAAATAAACGTATAAGTGATGTGAAGGTATTTGAAACTGAATCAAAAAATATATTTGATGAGTTAAATTCACAGATTGATAATGCCGGTAGAATAAATTCAAAGTTAAAATCTACACTTAAAAACAATTTTAATGCTCGTTTTTCAGCTGCGTCTATCGGTGGTAAGCAAAATGCTTTCACAAGAGGCATTGAAAATCAGGCAGAAAGTGCTGTGCTTGGTTTAAAAGCAATATCTAAATCTATGATAACAAGCCCACAATTTTTTGAAGCTGGGTTAAACGATGCTCAAAATATATTTGAAAATCTGAAAGCATCTGGTGCAGATAGATTAGTAGAATTAAGTTTTGATCAATTCAAATCAGAAGCAATACAAGAAGATTTTGCTGTAAAGGTAAGAACATTTGATACAATAGATCAAGTAAAGTCTCAATTAGAAAACAGCACGACAGATAAAGGCTTAACATCTTCACAAATTAGTGCGTATCAAAAAATAGCAAATGCACAAATATCCAAAATAAGTTCTGATGCATTTGATGTTGCTCTAACAGCTATACAAACGTCAAATATACCTTCCTTTGAAATAGATGATATTATTGATGAAGCTAATAAAACACAAAAAATTACATACAACGGAGAAGTAATTGCAGATTTAACTCAAATAGGTAGAGAAAACTATCCAAATCTTCTGGCACAACTGAAAAATAGAGCAGATGATGTTCTTGCTGAAAATCTTACTAATCAAAGTGTTTTACTGAACGCTACGGATGATGTGCTTACTCAAATGCAATTTAATTCAACAAGTCCTTTGGGATTAACTAAAGAAGAAGAGAATAATGGTAATCTTAATTTTTTAGATAATCGATTAAAAAGAATTGATGCAGCGATAGGAATAGACCCTAGCGCAGTATCAGTAGAAGAAGTAGATAGAATTGTTGCAGAAACTTTAAATATTTTATTGGATGAAGATTTAATCGATGGTCAACCTTCTTATTTAAACTTTGGTGAAGACATTGGAAATAAAGCAATAACTGTACTGAACAGTGCAGAAAAATTAAAACAAAGCGTAAGAACTGCTGTTGCAAATGGTGTAGAAGTAACAAACTATTCAAATGCACTTACAAACAATCGTGGTATGTTTGTCAAAGACGGCATCTCATCAGATAATAGAGTTACAGCAGTCAATCAAACAATGGCAAAATTATCAGATGACCCCAACAAACAAGTTGATTTGCTTGCTCGTAATAATGAAACATACGGTGCTTTTACAGCAGTATTAGTAAATGGATTCAATGAAGCATTAATACCAGAATATAATCCATTAGAAGCAGGAGAAAACGACCCTGTTATGCAAGGTCTTGAGCTTTACAGATTGATGGAATTTAGAAATGAATCGATTGTAAGCAATCATTTATCTGACCCAAAAGCAAGAGCATTTTATGAAACAGTCCTTGAATTAGAGCAAAGTTTTTCAACAGAACAAGCTATAGCTACCGCAAAAAGAATTGACCTTGATATTGATATGTCTGTTCCAATGAAAAAAGTAGATGAACAGTTAGCTAAAACATCTGAAGAAATGGCAGATAAAAATTGGTATGCTTTTATTCCTTTCATGGCAGATACAAAATTTGTTCCAGAAAATATCTCAGCTATGAAAGCTGATATAAGAGATTTGGCTGAGAATTTTGTTAGACTTGGAATGGAGCCAACAAAAGCAGTTGAAAGAGCTGCAAAAGATTATGGTAAAAATCACAAAAGAATAAGAGGTATGTCTATTCAAATAACTACTGATTTACCAGAAGATATTGAAGAGTTGGCAGATATAGCAGCAGAAGCTGCTATGAAAGTAATTCCAGAGGATGCTTATGAAATAGATGATTTATCTATCGCACCTGTATCAAAAGATAGAACAGATAGATTTATTGTTGTTTATTCTGGTGGTTATCCTGTTCAAGATAAGGAAGGTAACTTTATTGAATACGAAGTAGGTAAACCAATTATAGGTGAACAAGTTGGCTTTATGGGTTTGCAGCCAACTGAAATAGATGGCAGACAAGTGTACACAGCTAATACACTTAGAGGTATGAGAGATGCTAAACAATTATCGGCAAGAACAGTTTCTTTAGCTCAAACAATAGCAAAACAAAACATACAAATAAAATTTAAAACAGGAGCAGATGAATATTCTGGTTTAACTCGCAAAGAAGCAAATCTTTTAAAATCACAACAATTGAAACAAGTTGAAAATATTGGTGCAGTACCAGAAATACAAAAAGACACAAGAACCCCTGTATCAGCACAGATGGCTTTAAGAGAAACTATGGCTGAGAAAAAAGAAGAGTTTGAACAACAACAAAAATTTCAACAAAGTCTTCTTGGTAATCAATAATGTCTGCTCAAACCATTAATATTTTCTTACAAAGATTACCAGAATATGAAGGCACAACGTATCATAAAGATTTAAAGGGTATTGAGACTGCACCTTTGGGTATTGTTATTAATAATCGGCAAAATCAATCTATTGCTCAAAATCTTAATATTACTTTAGATAAAAACATATCTGTTAGCGATGCTGAAAAAATAGCAAGAGCAAGAGCAGAGCAAGATTTTACGGAACTTACTAGTTCTATTGGAAATAATTTTACACAATTAAAACCAGAGTATCAGGCTATTGTTCTTGATGCTAAATATAATGCTGGTACATTTCCCAAACTTGCTGAAAATCTTAACAACTTCCAAACATCGCCGACTCCAGACAACAGAACTGCTGTTATAAAAGAGTCTAGGAGAGTTGTTGGTGGAAAGCCTGTAAGGGGTTTAGATAATAGGGCTTTTAAAGTTTTATTTGATTCTGGCATTGTATCATCATTAGATGACGTAAAGCCTATC